TTTCACATGGAACAATTTGACACTAACCCAGACAGGAGATACTCATGGGTAATACAACCTTCAATGGTGCAGTCCGTTCAGAGAACGGCTTTAAAGTCATTTCTAAAAACTCAACAACTGGTGCAGCTACCGATGTAGTTGATATTGCTTCTACTGGTATCGTAACCGCAAAGTATCTCAAGCACGTTGGATACGCGACTGGCGTTACTGTAAACACTACTGCTGGCGATAGCCCAACGATTGGTGAGTTTACGCAGCCTGCAAACACAATCATTACTGACATCAAGATCTTTTGTGACGTTTCTCCAGTTATTGGAACGGGTGACATTGGCTATGAAGTTGGCACAGCTAGTTCTGGCGCACAAATCGTAGCGGCTCAGACTGATGAAATTCTTGATGGCGGTACAACGGTTGTTGCACACAACGTAACAATTACTGCGCTAGTGCTTCAAACACAAGATGGCACTACCGCACCCGCTTCTGTGCAATACACAGATACCGCAAGAACTATTTTTTGCAACATCACTAATACAGTTGATGCTACAACAGCGGGATCGTTCACGTTCATTATTGAATACGTTCAGATAGCGTAATAGGCGACTGTAGCGGGGCGTTATTCGCCCCCTTCTTTTAGGAGAATATGTATGGCTGATGCGGTAGCAACTCAGATAATTCAAGATGGTGGTAGTACAGCTATTTTTAGGTTTACAAATGTTAGCGACGGCTCTGGTGAGTCTGCGGTAGCTAAAATTGACGTTTCGGCATTATTGGCAGACCCAATGACTAGTGCTGCGTGTACCTCTGTTTCCATTCAAAGTATTTACTACAGCACCATAGGCATGGGCGTTAAGATATTTTTTAACGCATCCACCAATGTTCTGGCTTGGCAGTTAAATGCTGACTGGTCGGATACTTTAGACTTTACAGATTTCACTGGCATTCCTAACAATGCGGGTAGCGGCAAGAATGGCGACATCCTTTTTACCACTGTCGGTCATAGTTCTGGCGATGTTTACAATATAGTGATGAAAGTTCGTAAGCACTTCTAGAGTCTGTTATGGCTAGGAATTATAAAGAAGAGTACAAGAGCTTTCACTCCAAGCCTGATCAGAAGAAGCGCAGGGCTGGCAGAAACGCGGCTAGGCGCAAATCTGAAGCAAACGGCACTGTTAAGAAGGGAGATAAAAAAGATGTCCACCACAAGGATGGTAACCCCCTTAATAACAAGTCTAAAAACTTAAAAGTTGAGCCAAGGTCAAAGAACCGTGCGAGGAAGTAATGAGCCTGACAGACGCAGAAAAGAATAGGTTAAAAAAGGTCGGTCTTAGCGGCCTAAACAAACCTAAAAGAACCCCTAGTCATGCCACAAAAAAGGGTGTTGTTGCCGTCCGTGATGGCGGTAAGATGAAGGTTATAAGGTTTGGTGATCAAAAAATGGGTCACAACTATAGCGCAGAGGCTAGAAAAAGCTTTAAAGCTCGCCACGGCAAAAATATCGCCAAAGGTAAAACTAGTGCGGCTTACTGGGCAAATAAGTTATTTTGGAGTGGGAAAGGCGGTAGTAGTAAAAGCCCACCCAAGTCTCAAAAACAAAAGTTTGGTAAGTCATAATGGCTATTACAAGAGCGCAAGAAGCTAAGCAAATAAAAAACGCACCCTCAAAAAAGAGGCGTGTGAGCAAGAAGAAACAAAAGGCTAGGAGGCCGTAATGGGCAAGAAAGAGATTGGTCAAATTCTTGGTGGTGGTTTGGGTGGATTAATAGCTCAAGAGCCTTTAGCTGCCATTAGTCCGTTAGCTGGGTATTTAAAGTATCGAGGTGACAAAAAAGATAGAAAGGCTGAGGAGCGGCGTGAGCGGGAAGAGGCTGAAAAGGCTCTTGAAGATGAGCGTATGAATAAAATCATGTCTGGCGATCTAGGTATGAAAGCTGGCGGCAGAGTTCGTCGTAAGCCGATAGATGGAAAGGCTGTACGGGGCAGAACTAAAGGTCGGATGATCTAGTGGCTGTAAGCGGAACATATGCTTTTAATCTGGATATATCAGATGCTATAGAAGAGGCGTTTGAAAGAGCGGGTCTTGAGCTTCGCAGTGGCTATGATTATAGAACTGCTAGGCGCAGCATAAATTTGCTAATGCTTGAGTGGCAGAACCGTGGTTTAAACCTCTGGACTGTAAAAGAAGGCACACAAACCATAACTGCGGGTACGTCTGCTTACGCACTAGACGCTGAGGTTTTTGATATCATCGAAGCGTTTATAAGAACAAACGCGGGTTCAACAGCAAGCCAGCAGGATCAGACGCTTACGCGGATATCAATAAGTCAGTACGCGCATTTATCTAACAAGCTAACTCAGAGCAAGCCGCTTCAGTATCAGATTGATAAAGCGCCGTCTCAAATAACGGTAAATCTATGGCCTGTTCCCGACAGCCCTAGCTATTCACTGGTCTATTACTATCTAGAGCGTATTGACGATGTTGGTGGTGTAGCCTCCAATAACATGGACGTTCCAGCTAGATTTTTGCCATGTTTGGTTTCAGGCCTTGCTTATCAGTTAAGCTTAAAGTTTCCTACCTCAACCCCAAGAGCGCCTACACTAAAGGCTGACTATGAGGAGCAATGGAACCTAGCCGCTGATGCGGATAGGGAAAAGGCGTCTATTTATATAGCTCCGGGATTTTAAAGTATGGGTGCTTACGCAAGCGGAAAATATGCTTTTGGTTACTGTGATTTAACTGGGTTTAGATACCCAATAAAAGAGCTTGTGCCTCAAATAGTTAACGGCAGGCCCACGGGCTTTTTGGTCGGCAAAGATGTGAACAGCCCGGATCAACCGCAGCTAAAGCTTGGTCGAATAAGGATGGATGATCCTCAAGCACTGAGAAGCCCTAGACCAGACCAAGGATTGTTAGAAAGCAGAATACTTTCCTCTTTTGATCCAGTGGGTCAGGTAGGTTTGGGTATGACTGGTAACGCTGGGATCGTAACAATTGAAGTGAGTTCAGGATAATGGCGTTTACATTTACTACCCTAAAAGCAGCCATACAAGACTACGTTGAGTCTGATGAAACAACATTCGTATCTAACCTGCCAACAATCATAACTCAAGCAGAAGAAAGAATACTTCAGTCAGTACAGCTTCCTGACTTCAGGAAAAACGCTACAGGTACAACAACTGGCTCAAATGAGTATTTAGCCGTGCCTTCTGATTTTCTTTCTGTTTACTCTATCGCTATAGATAACAGCGGTTATGAGTTCTTAATTCAAAAAGACGTAAACTTTATAAGAGAGGCTTACCCCTCCGCCTCGGTAACGGGCATACCCAAGTACTACGCATTATTTAACGAACAAACTTTTTTGCTTGCTCCAACACCCAATGGCACCCTAACCGCCGAGCTTCATTATTTTTACAAGCCAGAGTCTATTACTGTCTCATCTGACGGGACTAGCTGGCTTGGCACTAATGCAGAAAACGCTCTGCTTTATGGATGTTTGGTAGAGGCATACACTTTCTTGAAAGGTGACGCTGATTTAATGCAAATGTATGCATCAAGATATGCAGAGGCGTTAGAGGATCTAAAAGCTTTGGGTGAGGGTTACAACACTACTGATAGCTACAGGTCTGGTGCTGTAAGGGCGGCGAGATAACTGTGTTAATAGAAACTCCAGAAGTTTCCGTTGGTGAGGTTTTTGTTGTTACAACCGAGAATGGCGGTCATGCGCCAGAGTTTTGGGCGCAAACAATAGCTGACAGAATTGTAAGCGTTGGTGGTAATTGCCATCCTGCTATTGCTCAACAGGCTGAAGAGTTTAAAGAAGCGGTTAGAGCTACGGCTTTGCATTACATTAAGGAAGCAATTAAGAGCGATAGGACTACCCTTACCGCTGAATTTGAACGTCAAGGCCATAAAGATATGGCTGATATAATTAGGAGGCTATAATGGCTATTAGCACTGCAATGTGTACTTCGTTTAAGGTTGAGATTTTAAAAGGTGTTCATAATTTCACCGCTGCGGGAGATCAGTATAAACTTGCGCTGTACACAAGCTCCGCAACATTGGGCGCAGCTACAACCGCCTATACAAGTTCTAATGAGGTAAGTGGCACAAACTACACTGCAAAGGGTGCGTTCTTAACGTCTATAACCCCAGTGGCTAGTGGTACCACCGCTCTTGCTGACTTTGCCGACCTTACTTTTTCAAATGCAACGGTTACTGCAAATGGAGCGTTGATTTACGGTGAGGCTTTATCTGGCGATCCAGCGGTTTGTTCGTTGGCATTTGGTGGAGACAAGACCTCTACGGCTGGAGATTTTACGATTCAGTTCCCAACTGCTGATGCGAGCAATGCGATTATAAGGATTGCCTGATATGCCAGCCGCCAAGAAGCCTGCAAAAAAGAAAGCAAAGTCTAGAGTTAATGAAGCTGGAAATTACACTAAGCCTGAGATGCGTAAGCGTCAGTTTAGTAGGATTAAAGCTGGAAGCAAAGGCGGTAAACCGGGTCAGTGGTCGGGGCGTAAAGCTCAGATGTTAGCCAAAGCGTACAAAGATGCAGGCGGTGGTTACAAGTAATGGCTCTTAAAAAGTCTCAAAAAAGCTTAAAAAAGTGGACAAAAGAAGATTGGGGGACTAAGTCTGGAAAACCCTCTACGCAAGGAAAAAAGGCGTCAGGTGAAAGGTATCTCCCGAAGAAGGCTAGAAAGGCTTTATCAGATAAGGAATATGCGGCTACAACCGCAAAAAAACGAAAAGACACAAAAGCTGGAAAGCAACACTCAAGCCAGCCAAAGAAAATAGCTAAAAAAACAGCTAGGCATAGGAAGTAACGTGTGGCAGATATTAGCGGATGGGGCCGAGGTACTTGGGGCGAAGCTAGATGGGGTAATACAATCCCAGTCACTGTCACGGGTGTCGCAGCTACTTCGGGTATCGGGTCTGTCACGGTTGCAGCAGCGGCTGATGTTATCCCTACGGGCGTTGTCGGTACGGGCGCGGTCACTATTCCTACGGTTGATGCCGAAGCAAATGTTGCCGTCACGGGAGTTGTTGGCACAGGCGCGGTTACTACCGTCACTGTGGATGCGGAAGCCGATGTTCCTGTTACTGGTGTGGCGGGGACGAGTGCAATTGGCACGGTCATTCCTGTATCAAATAACAACCTTGATGTCACAGGTGTTGCGGGAACGGGTGCAGCGGGTACAGTATCGACTACAGCCGATGCCAACGTTGACGTTACTGGCGTTAGTGGTACTGGCGCAAGCGGCCCAACAAATGTATGGAGCCTTATCGACACAAGTCAAACGCCTAACTGGGCATCTATATCAACAGGTCAAGACCCTAACTGGGAAGAGGTAGCTTAAATGGCAACTTACGTTAATGATTTACGCTTAAAAGAGATTGCCACGGGCGATGAAGCGGGTACTTGGGGAACGAGTACAAACACAAATTTAGAGCTTATTGCAGAAGCAATGGGACACGGTGCAGAGGCTGTAGCTAACGCTAGTACTCATACCATCAC